CCGCAAATACATTGCTATTACAGTTTTTCCTATGGGTGTGAATGATGGCAAGGCGCAAGGCGCGTATCGATAGCGCGGGCGAGGCAGTGCGCGTCATGGGTAAGTCGCTTAAGGCGATCGCCCCGCCCGTAAACGTCCCACTAGACGCGGAGGACATGCCATTCTTTTACAGCGTTATTGCGGAGTACGCAAGGTCAGAGTGGTCGGCGCATCAACTTGAGCTTGCCGCTATGCTCGCACGCACTATGGCGGATTTGACGCGGGAGCAACAGTTGCTTCGCGTTGAAGGCGGCGTGGCATATTCGGATAAGGGCACGCCTGTGGCGAACCCGCGCAAATCGATTGTGCAAATGCATGCGAGTTCCATCCTGTCGTTCAGACGGTCGCTATCGCTTCACGCGCGTGCGCAAGCGGGCGAAGCGAGGGACGTAGCCAAGAGGCGGGATGCAACGAAAGACATCGAGGGCGACAATCCGCTTGCCGACGACCTTCTGGCGAGGCCAGATTAAGGTGCAGTAATGACGAAAAAGGTGATGACCCGTGGGGAGCGGGTAATCGCGTTTGTCGAGACATATTGTTTAGTTCCGGAGGGGACGCTACTCGGCAAGCCGGTTCGGCTTCTGCCCTTCCAAAGGAAATTCATCCTTGACGTTTACGACAACCCGGTCGGGACGTCGCGCGCAATTCTGTCGATCGCCCGTAAGAACGGGAAGACCGGCCTGATTGCGTGCCTATTGCTGGCGCACATTGTCGGGCCGGAGGCGTACCAGAACAGCCAGATTGTCTCTGGCGCCCGCTCGCGAAAGCAGGCGGCGGAGGTCTACAAATACGCTTCCAAGATGTTCATGATGCAGCCCGCGTTCAAGAAGCTTGGACGCTGCATCCCGTCTAGCAAGACGATTATTGGCTATTCGAAGAACGTTGAATATTCGGCCATCTCCGCAGAAGCTGCAACGGCGCACGGCGGGTCGCCGATTTTGGCAATCCTGGATGAGGTAGGCCAAGTCAAGGGGCCTACGGATTCGTTCGTTGAAGCCATTGAAACATCGCAGGGTGCCTACGAAGGCCGCGCGATGCTGTTTGCCATCTCAACGCAGGCGGCGACGGATAACGACCTTTTCTCGCGTTGGATCGATGACGCCGCGACGTCCAAGGATCCACGCATTGTCAGCCACGTTTATACGGCGCCAGAGGATTGCGATCTAGAGGATTACGACGCGTGGTCGGCCGCTAATCCTGCGCTTGGTATTTTCCGCTCGACAACAGAAGTTGCCGACATGGCAAGGCGCGCATCGCGCCAGCCGACGGTCGAGTCGAGCTTTCGCTGGCTGTTTCTGAATCAGAGGATTGACGCATCGGCGCCGTTTCTGTCGCCAAGCGTTTGGAAGGCTTGCGATGCTCCGGTTGTTGAAAGTTTTGACGGTTTGCCTGTGTTTGGCGGGCTCGACTTGTCTGAGGTGTCCGATCTCACTGCGCTGGTACTCATGGCGCCCAAGGATGGCGTCTGGCACGTAAAGCCGACATTCTGGCTGCCTGGCGATGCTCTGCATGATCGCGCTAAGGCCGACCGAGTCCCTTACGACGTGTGGGCGAAGCCAGACGAGCAAGGCGCTGTGTTTTTGAACACAACGCCGGGACCGACCGTCGATTACGAATATGTCGCGGCGTATCTGTGGGAATTGCTTAAGTCCGGCCTAGACATTCGCAAGATCGCCTTTGATCGATGGAACTGGCGCCATCTCAAGCCTTGGCTGATCAAGGCTGGCTTTAGCGAAGAGCAAGTTGAAGGCGACGCCGCGATATTCGAGCCGTTCGGGCAGGGCTTCCAGTCAATGTCCCCCGCGTTGCGTGACTTGGAGAGCCTGGCTCTTAACAAGAAGATTGCCCATGGCGCGCATCCTGTCTTGGCCATGTGCATGATGAACGCGATGGTTAGGACTGATCCATCTGGCAACCGTAAGCTCGACAAAGACGCCAAGGTCCGGCGCGGCCGCATCGATGGCGCCGTGGCCCTCGCTATGGCGACAAGTGTTGCCGGGACGCATGAGATGGCGGGCGACACGTCGTCACCCTGGGACGATCCTAACTTTTCCCTCTTGGAGGCGGCGTAATGTGGCCCTTTAGTCGCCCCAACGGGGCCGAAACGTCGAAAAACGCCGTGGAATCGCGAGCAACCATTGAAAACCCGACGGTTCCGGTAAGCGCCGAGAACTTCATGGCGTTTTTCGGCATCAACGGCGCTATACTGCCGAGCGTGTCGATCGACAGCGCGCTTACCGTGCCGGCCTTTTTGGCTGCTGTAGCATTTCTGTCGCGCTCGCTGGCGACGTTGCCGCTTCATGCCTATAAGACCACGACTGCCGGGCCGAAGAAGCTAACCGGTAAGCTGCAGACAGTGACGCATGACGCGCCGAATGACGGGCAGTCGAGTTTCGCGTTCAGACAGTATTTCTGGCAACAGGTGTTTACAGGCGGGCGCGGTCTAGCTTGGATTGAGCGGACACCGCAAGGCGTTGAAGCCTTGTGGCCGATGGACCCGACCAAGACGACGATCAAGCGCACTGCCGGCCGCGTAACCTACCAGATGGACGGCAAGGAATATCCAGCCGCGGACGTTATCGACGTTCCATTCATGCTTAAGGCGGATGGCCTGAAGCACTTCGGGCCGATCGCGCTGGCTGCAAAGGCGTTGCAGCTTGCCATTTCGATGAATGATTACGGCAGCAATTTCTTTGCGGGGGGCGGCGTTCCGCCGCTTGCTCTAGAGGGGCCGCTGCCGACCGGCGCCGAGGCCATGAAGCGCGCACAGGCCGACATCAAGAGGTCTGTTGACGCTGCAAAAAACGCCAACGAGCCGATCTTTCCTATTCCGGCCGGCTACAAACTGTCTCCGGTCGGCTTGGACCCCGCCAAGGGTCAGATGCTTGAGGCCAGGAGATTTCAGGTCGAAGAGATCGCGCGGGTGTTCCAAATCCCGCCCGTGTTTCTGCAGGATCTAACCCGCGCGACATTTACGAATGCCGAGCAGCAGGATTTGCACCTCGTCAAGCATCTAATCGCCCAATGGGCGGAGGCGCTTGAGGGTGAAATGAACCTCAAGCTGTTCGGGCGCGGCAACAACGGTCGCTACGTCGAGCACAATCTTGACGGCCTGCTTCGTGGTGACTTTGTCTCGCGCATGACTGGTTATGGCCAGGCGATTCAGAACGCCATCAGAACACCGGATGAGGTTCGCGCGCTGGAGAACCTTCCTGCGATGGGCGGCCCGGCCGACAAATTGCAGATACAGGGCGCCACGGTGCCGCTTGGCTCTCAACTGACGGCCGGCGAAAAGCCCGTACCTGATCCGGCAAACGACAACAAACCAAACACGCAAGGCGAGGCTAACGCCGCATGACCGAACTAGAGAAGCGCGGCGCCTCGCTTGGCGTTGAAGCGCGTGCGGCTGATGGCAAGCGCACGCTGGCGGGATATGCCGCCGTCTGGAATAGCGACACGACGATCGGCGATTATTTCGTTGAGAGGATTGCGCCCAACGCCTTCACGAAGGCGCTTAAGGGAGACATCCTGGCGCTATACGATCACGATATGGGACGAGTCCTTGGCCGCACGCGCAGCGGGACGCTCCGCCTGTCGGAGGACAGTCGCGGCCTGAAAGTCGAGATCGACGTTCCGGATACGAGCGACGGCAACGATCTTTGGACGCTTGTTGAGCGCGGCGACATCAACGGCATGTCGTTTTCGTTCCGTGCGACCAAACAGGAATGGGATGACACCGGAGACTTGCCACAGCGCACGGTTATCGAAGCCGAACTTTACGAAGTTACGGCAACGGCGAACCCCGCATATCCCGATACCAGCCTAGCCAAGCGTTCGCTCGATAGCGCACGCGCCGAGGCCGATGCGGCTAAGGCGGAAGAGGCTCGCAGGGCCGAGAATGCCGCTGCTGCCAAGAGGCGGCTGGCGCTTAAGCGTGCCGAAACAGAACAGAGAATTCGCGGCATCCGGCAGGACGCAGCGTAGTCACCCGGCGTTTGCCGGAGGGCCGGACCCAAGTCCTGCCATTTGAAACCTAGGTCGCTTGTGCGGCCTTTTTTGTTGCCCGAAAGGCTGAATTATGACCCTTACCGAACTGAATGAGAAGCGCGGTCGTCTGGCTACCCAGGCCCGCGAGGCGCTTGACGAAATCAAGAAGAACACCGACGAAGCGCGCGCGGCCGAACTCGACACGCGTCACGACGCCATTATGGCCGAGTTCGACAAGGTCGAAAAGACCATTGAGCGCGAGCAGCGCGTTGCTGCGGCCGAAGCCCGCCTTGCCGCGGCTGCCGAGGAGGAGCGCAAGAAGAAGCGTCCTAACGGCGCCGACGCCGACGTTTCCGGCGCCGATGAGGGCGACAAGCCCGCTTACCGCCAGGTCTTCTATCGCTACATCGCGTCCGGCGCCAACCTTGACGAACTGTCGCCCGAGGAGCGCGCTGTGCTGAAGGCCGGCGTGCAGCTTGACGCGGAAAAGCGCGTCCAGGTTTCGACGCAGGGCACCTCGACCACGTCGGGCGGCTACACCGTCCCGGTTGAGCTTGCCAACGAAATCGTCCGCTCCATGAAGATGTGGGGGCCGATGTATGACGAGGATATTTGCAACGTCATCACGACTTCGACCGGCGTGACGATCAAGATCCCGACCGTTGACGATACCGCTAAGCAGGGTGGCCAGCACTCGGAAGGCTCTGCGCTCACGGACGACAACTCCGAGGACGCAACCTTCGGTCAGAAGTCGCTTGAGTCGTATGGCTACGACACCGAGTTCATCAAGTTCTCTCTTGAGCTTGCCCGCGACTCCATCCTCAACATGGAGACGCTGCTTGGTTCGCTGCTTGGCGAGCGCCTTGGCCGCCGCGCCAACCTCGAACTGACGACTGGTGACGGTACAGGCGACCCGAACGGCATCGTTACCGCGTCCTCGCTCGGCAAGACGGGCGCCAGCACGACCGCCGTCACTTACGACGAGCTTATTGACCTGGTGCATTCGGTTGACCCGGCCTATCGCCAGTCGCCGAAGGTTCGCTGGATGTTCCGCGACCTGACGCTTGCCGCCCTGCGCAAGTTGAAGGACGGCGAGGGCCGCTATATCTGGTCGTTTGGCGACGTGCAGAACGGCGCCCCGTCCACCCTGCTTGGCTACCGCTATTCGATCAACCAGGCGATGCCTGCGATGACGACTGGCCTCAAGCCGATCGTGTTTGGCGACTTTGGCAAGTATTTTGTCCGCAAGGTCGGCACCCCGACCATCGGCGTGCTGCGTGAGCGCTTCTGGCCGGATCTTGGCATCGCTGGTTACATCTACCTCGATGGCGAACTGGCCGACACCGCGGCCGTCCGCCATTTTATACAGGCATAGTTCTTTGATATAGGCGACAAATCGCCTATATCCCAATTGTCCGGCTAGGGCCTGCAGCCCGAAAGCGCGAATCCACGCGTTGCCGGACACCATATTGGATAGCAAGAGGGACACTTGCATGGAATTGTACGACAGGCGCACCGCGCCCGCTAGATCTGATACGTGGTTTGTTTACGGTCTCGTTGATAGCCGACAGGTTTCTTCAATTCGATATGTCGGCATCACAAATAATCCAAGGACTAGGCTTAGCCATCATTGCAGTGCTTCGTCTGGCACGACCACGCACAAGTCAAGATGGGTGCTGAAGGTAATTCGTGACGGCGGCGATATCTTAATAGCTATTTTGCATAACGGCTTATCCCAACAAGACGCCAAAACGCTAGAAATTGCCGAAATCGCAGCACGCAGCGGTTCAGGGTTGACCAATCTAACCAACGGCGGCGACGGCGCGTCCGGATGGGTTCCGAGCGACGAAACAAAGCGCAAAATTGCTGACGCTAATAGGGGTCGAAAACTTTCTCAGGAAACGCGAGATAAGATAAGTCGCGCAGGAATGGGAAGGCCGTCACCCAATAAGGGCAAAAACCTTTCAGCGGAATGGCGACTCAGAATATCTAACGGCGGTAAAGTTAGGATGAGCGTTCAGGATAATCGTGACGCTATTTCCGCATCGCACGTAGCCCGATACCAAAATCCAGCGGAGCGCGTCAAGACTGCGAAAAGCTCGCATATGTCTGGTCCGCCGTTGAACAATAAATCAGGTTACAAGGGCGTGTCCTTTCAGGAGAGAACCCAAAAGTGGGTCGCTCAAATAAAGCTTGGCAAGCAGACTGCTATAGGTCGATTCACCTCACCTGAAGACGCTGCGCGCGCTTACGATAAGGCAGCTTTCGCCGCTTGGGGAAGTGACTGCTATTTGAACTTCCCCGCCGATATGGCGGCTTAAGGAGAGTCTTAATGGCTGACGCCAACTACACGCCAAAAGTTTACATGAAGATCGGCGGCGACGAGATGGTCGTGGCCTCCGGCGGCAAGATTACCAATGAGGGCCAGACGGCCGTCACGCAGATCACCAGCATCACGACCGGCGTTACTTGCAACGCGCTTAGCGGCGTGATTACCACGGTCAGCCAGACCGTTGCCGCGGGCGCCGAGGCCGACATTGTTGTTACCAACAACCAGGTCGTCGCTACCGACATTGTCGTGGCGTGCATCAAGACGCACACCTCGGCCGGCACGTTTATGGTCTCGGTAAGTGCGGTCGGCTCCAGCCAGTTTACGCTGCGCTTGACGAATCTGCACGCCTCCGCGGCCGGCGATAACGTCCTGGTCATCAACTTCTTCGTCATCAAGGCAACCGCCTAATGATGGTGATCGGCTAATGATGGTCCGCATGCTCGTTGGCTTGTCTGGTATGGCCTATTCGCTAAGCCCCAAGGACGAGCATGACTTCCCGCAGGATGAGGCGATCCGCCTTATCTCTGCGGGGTTTGCGGTGCCGGTTTCGGATATTCAGGTCGAGCGCGCGGTTAAGACGCCGGTTGCGGAGCGACGAGCCAAGAGAGGCAAGAATGTGGTATCCGGCAACGGTAACGGTAGCGGCAACTAGCGAGCCGGTAAGCCGCGTTGAGGCAAAGCGGCATGTGCATGCGGAAGATTTCGCAGATGATGATGCTTATCTTGAATCGCTGATTAGTGCCGTTCGCGATTACGCTGAGAAGTATTGCGGCGCTATCTTCGCAAGCCAGACATTGACGATTAAGGCGACGGGTTGGTGCGATTTTGCGCATTTACCCGTGACGCCAGTCGTCTCGATAACCTCGATCGCGTATGTTGATGCCAATGGCGCAAGCCAGACGCTTGCCGACACTGTGTATGAGCTTCGTGGCGATGCGGTGGTGCTTAAGTACGGCCAGGTTTGGCCGGCTATCCAATCCGGGTCACTGATAACTGTTGTGGCGGTGTCTGGCTATACGGCCTGCCCGCCCTCCGTAAAGCACGCGATGCTCCTTCGAATCAAAGATTTTTACGACATGCGCGAGAGCGCTGGCGACGCGAATTGGTCGACGTTTGATAGCCTCCTGGCGAACTATAGGTTTTATTGATTATGGCTGCTGCTCAAATTTTGTCGACCGCCTCAACGGCGGCCGATTCCGCGGATATTACCGTCGTGGCGGGTACTCCTTTAACCGTCTGCCTTAAGGGTTCGGTTGCCGGCGCGGAAGTCATCGTATCGCTTAAGGATGACGCTAGCGCGTATAATCAGGTGCGCCGCCTTACGCACCTCTCTCCGGCGACTTGCATATCCGCCCCCGGCACTTACCGCTTTACGCGCGTAGCAGGCGCAGCCTGCGGGGTGTTTAGTGGCTAGGCTGTTTTCGCCTTTGATGGTGTCACTGTTCGGCCCGCTGATGCGTGTGGGCGGCCCCACCCTCGCTGAAGGCGGGGTGCTGCTGCCATCGCGCGTGTTAGGTGTCCGCAAGCCGGGCGGGGTCAGCACGTTCGAAACGTTCCTCGGTGCGCCTGTCAATCTCGTGCTCGGCTTTTGCGACGACACGACATGGGCCGCCTGCATCACCAAGGCCAACAGCGAGGTTTCGCAATACGGCACTGGCAAGCCAATCGCGTGGTCGGTTCCGCTGACATCGTCCGGGGCGACGTTGGCGCAGGTCGCCGGGGGGTCTGGAGACACAACGTTTGACGCCCTAGCCGATATCTTTCTTGCCGCCCGTCCTAACCCCTCCGAAGGGATCATGGTCCGCATCGGCTGGGAGATGATCGGCGACTATTTTCCGTGGGATGCATATGGCAAGGAAGCCGACTATCTCGCCGCCTTCCGGCGTTGCGTGGCACGCTTCCGGGCCAAGTCTGGCCGCTTCAAATTCTGCTTCTGCCCGAACTGGAAACAGTCAAAGAGCGGCGTCGGCGACATTGACCCTATCACGGTCTATCCTGGCGACGCCTATGTCGACATCGTCGCGCTCGACACCTATCTCGTCACCTCCTTCGACCAGACCAGCGGACAGACGGGGACTCAGGTGTGGTCCTACAAGCTGACCGCGCCTTATGGCATGAACTGGCTGGTGCAGTTCGGCCTGGATCACAATAAACCGCTGGCGCTGTGGGAGTGGGGCGTCGATGTCGACAATGCGCAGGGCTATGTCGACGGCGTCGCGGCATGGGTTCGCGCCAACAACGTCATCCTGCACGCCTACTTCGACCGCGACACACTCGCCACGCATCAGAACGAGATATCGGACGGTACCTACCCGGCATCGGGCGCGGCGGTCATTGCACAGTTTGGCCCGGTAACGATCACGTCCAACGCCAACCGCTACGCCGCGCAGGACCAGCAGGTCGCGCTGACGCTGAGCGCATCGAAGACCGTGACATGGAGTATAGTTTCGGCCGACAGCGCCGGTTTCTCGATCGCCGGCCAGACGCTGGTGGTCGCCACATCGGTCGCGCTCGGTGTCCACAACGTCACCGTAAAGGCAACCGACGAACGCGGGTTGACGCAGACGCAGGCCATGACGGTCGATATGCGTGCAACGCTGCCGCTGTGGACGCCAGCGGCCCTAGGTTCGGCTCTGGTCGATTGGTACGACGCCAGCGACACGGCCACGATCACGCATGTCACCGGAGCGGT